AAGGCCATCAAATTCTTTCGAATTTATGTTAGAATCTCCATTGATAACTGTATAGTGGAATAAGTTGATTGCTCCTTTGATTTTCTCTTTCATTTGGAAATCTACTTCATCCACTGCACCAGAAGATTCAGCAATAACACGGTCGATTTTATACTCTCCTCCAAAAATCTTTAAGTCTGCTGATGCCTTTTCTCTTATTGCTTCATTAGAAGCGGCTTCATCATCTGAATATTCTTTGTTGATTTCTCTGAATGCTGCAGTTGATGGTGTTTTTAATTTCATATAACCATAGGTTAATGTACTACCACCTGTTCCTGGAGAAACAGCATTATCGAATAGTAACATATCCAATAATAAAGATCCTCTTCTGAATTCATCAATTACTTGTTGGTCCACTTTATCTGCCATACCAACTTTGGCTTCTTCTAATGTAATCATACATTTTTCCTCCTATTTTTTATTTGAATTTTTCTCTTAGAGCATCTAGTAATGTTCCATTTCCGTTGGTATTATTTTGATTATTGTTAGTTTGTTGCGTGCTGAAGCTTGGTAAGTTTGAGCTATTTTCTTCTGATTCGAATAAATAACTTAACTTTTCATTTTCTTGAATTGGTTTGATTTGCTCTTCTAATCCTGTTATCTTTATTTCTCCTGTTTTTTCGTCCTTTTCTCTTCCAATAGTCTTCATGTTCAAATGTCCCATTATAGATGCTTTATCCTTTACTTTGTAACCCTTTAAGGCGGTTTCTAGGGCTGCATCAAATTTCATATCTTCAACTTCTTTAGAACCCTCGGTCTTTCCTCTCTCATATTCGGCTTTTTTTAATGCTTCTATATCTACTTCTTCTAATTCTTTAATCTTTGTGTTTTTAGTTTCAACAACACCTTTTTGTACTTCTGCTTCTTCCTCTAGAGTTGCAATTTTAGTTTTTAGTGGTGTAACATCCTTTCCGTTCTCATCCATTATTGTGTCTACCGCTTTTTTGATTTGGTCCTCGTCAGTTACTCCTAGGCTTCTAATTTCATCTTCGATTGTTTTTCTTTTCATATACATTCCTTTCCCAGCTACGATTTTTATACGAGTTTTCTCTTCTCTTTGCTGCTTGCACTTGTTACGATCTGCAAGTAATCAATTTTGAAATAAAAAAATAGACATATAAAATATGCCTAAAATTAATAACTATTTATTGTTTTTTTCCTCTTTTTCCTCGATTACGGATTCTCCTACTTTTTCAACTAAGTACTGATTTTTTAAGAGTTCATTCGCTCTTTCTTCCGTAAATTGATACACAAAACCTTTTTTGTAATCTTTCTTTGTATGTTTGTCTGTAAAACTCTGTTTCATCTTTAATTCAATAAGTTTTTTCTTCATTTCTACCACCTCCTTTTAATGACAATAAAAAAAACACTATACTTAATTCGTATAATGTTTTTGCTTATTTTACTATTTTCTTTAAGTCCTCATTCTCGTTGTCTTCAACAATTTCCCATTTCCCACATAATTCTGGATTTTCTAAGCTAGATGGCTGAATAGCTGAATATAGATAATCGTCTCCGCTATCATCTATAATTCTTAACATTCCATCTTCAATTCCAATGCATTTATATACTTTTCCATTTGTTAGTCCTTCTACTCCAAAAGTTTTTCCAATATATTTAACTTTCACCTAGCTTCCCTCCTTTAACTTCTTATTTTTTATTTTCCAGTCACACATAAGTCCATTTTTGCTTTGTACCCAATGAATATCAAAAATATATTTATCACTTTCAATTTTTCCAGCTCTTTTAGTCCAATCACTCTCTTTGCCACCATACAATTCAGCATATTTCACTGCGTTTCTAAACTTCTTTATATTTTCTCCTGCTATTGTAATAATATTGGTTATTTCTGTTTCTTTTGGTATGAATGTCATAATGCCTTGATTGTTTACAAAAGCTAATTTATTCCCTAATGCTACTTTACTATTATACAATGTTTCTTTGTTGTTTTCAATTAGTTTCGAGCCTTTTACAGCCTTTTGTGATACACTCTTGTTAAATCCTGCCACTCTTTCTCTTTCATTGTTTCGTTTTAGCCCTGTTTCTCCTATAAATAGCTCTAACTCTCTTTCTTTTTGTTTTAGTTTATTTGAAGACAAATTGAATTTATTCCTTGCTTCGTTTAATAACTTCTCATCTTCGCTTCCGAGCATTATTCCTTGATATCCTGCAAGTTCTCTTTTGGTTGCTCTAATTTCTCTTTCTTTTGCTCTTTGCATCTGTAATGCTTTATATTCTCCGTATTTCTTGTCCTTTATATGTAACCGTCTTATTATTTATTTCTTGCAACTCTTCATCTGTATAGGCTCTTTTACTTACACCCTCTATAAATGGAAATTTGCTATGTCTACAATTTATTCCTCCTAGTCCATCTATCTTGCCATATCCCGTTGTTTCTTTTAATCCAGGATATTTATCACTTTTACCACTGATACTATAAACTTTACCTTGCCACCAAGCATGATTTGTATGGTCTAACTTTTTCGTTACTCTGGCTCCAATATGTGCCGTAACTTCAACTAAGTCTGTTCCCATTTCTTCAGCTCGTTGGTCTTGCAATTTATTGGCTGTTTGATTTACTCCTGTCAAAACTGCTCTTCGTACTGCTACATCTATTTTGTCTAATTTTCCAGAAGGATACTGTACATTGATTCCATCTTTTGAAAGTTGTTCTACTGCATTAAATATAGCTGTATTATAATCAAATGCTCCACTTGTGTACTGTCTATATGCCATGTTGGTCATTTCTATAAATTTACTTTGTGCACTTCCTGCTGATGTCATTATTAAGTTGTGTATATCTCCATTCGCTTTTTGGATTCCTGCTTTTAATATTTGCATCATTGAAGGACTATTATTAAATGCGGTTGGCTTCAAGCCTGCTAATTCGTAAATCTTGTCATCATATTTCATCGCCATTACTGATGCTTCATTAAATATTTTTTTAACTTCTCTTTCGGATAAATCGGTAATATCTGCAATTTCTGCAATAATATCGTTGTATAAATATCCACTCTCTTGTGCTGCTTTAATTTGATGTCTAGCTGTTTCTGTCATAACACCAGCTTGTACTATTCTTCGTGCAATATCTTTAATGATAAAATTTTCTAATTCAGCATTGATTTTTATAGCTTCATCTGCACAATGCTCCAGATAATCTGGTGTTAGCATTTATATCACTACTCCTCATCTATCGTTGAATCTTCTTGTATAGGCATCATTTCTTTCGCTTGTTCTTCAGTTACACCATATCGCTTCATTAAATAAATTTCTTTTTTGATATATCCCTGATTTGCCTCTTGCATCATAATAGTTTGTTCTTCTTTTGCATCAACCAAAATACTATCATCCCAGGTATAACTTGTTTCATATTTTCCAATTGGTGCTAAGTGATATAATGTCGCCAATACATCCATTGCATAAATAGCATCTTCCAAAGCATCTTCTAGTGCTTCTTGAATATCTTTAACTGTAGCATAACTTCTTTGTTTTGCACTTCTGATTTCTGTGGCCGTCTTCTCTATTAGCTGCGGATCTGATATAGTTCCATAAGCTAAACCACAGACAAATTCAATTCTTTTCAGAATATCATTAAAACCTTTGTATAGTTCTGTTTCTCTAATTTGTGGACTAAAGATTTCATAAAATGCCTTTCCATCTCTGTTAGATCCAAATGCTCTAAATAATCTTTCTTTTAATTTCGGAAGTCCAAGTTTTCCATTCATTGTTTTACTCTGCTGTAGTGCCGTTGGGTCTGCATCTATTGCTACTTCAGTTGCTTCAAATTCCCATAATAACCTAGAAAACTGCTTGTCTGCTTCTTTTATTAGTTTAGTAGCCCTGGCATAACACGATGGTCCACAAGGACTATCTGGATCTATCGTATTAGCAAGTGGTATCTTAAAATACCCAAATAAAGGTTTTTCAACATTATCAATGGGAACAACAGGAGAAATATCACTCCACTCTTTAACTGCTCCTAATGATATTTCTTGTCCCAAAATTTCTTCACTTGTACTCATATATGCTTTATTCACTATTGTGTATTTCTTTGTACTTACATCTAAAACATGATATTCAAGTCTTGTAAAATAATATTTTCCTTCAACTTTTCTGCTTACAAAAATCCCTGCTGTACATTCTTCATCACTATTATAGGCAGTTGGAAAAAAGTTTGCGGCCTTTACGATATCAATTAAAAGTTGCCCATTTGAAACATATGGCTTAAGTACCATGCTTCCTAATGAGCAACCGTATTCTAAATTCTTTCTTAATTTCTTTTTTAACTTTTTATATTTTTTATTTAGATAATCTGCTCTTTTACTACCTGTTATCTCGCTTTCGAATTCTACAAGTGTTGAAGTTGCAAATTCTCTCGAAATACCTGAAGCTAATCCTGCACTTACTACATCATCGTTTAGCCAAGGAGCTTCATCTTTGTACATTTTCTCCCACAAGTTTATTGCAGTTTCCATCTTGTTTGATATTGCTATGTCAACATTAAACTTTGTTCCAATATTTAGATTAAACATTTTATTTATCGCACTCCTTATCCATCCTAAAATTTTTCTGAACATTTTATACCTCCGTCAAAATCAACATATCAATTGACCTTTCAATTGTATATTCAAAAGCATCTAGTGAGTCAATATCTGAAGTTCCATCATCTAGTCTTTCGTCTGTCGTTAATACTTTTGGATTCCATACTGCACTGCAAAATGCTGTTTCAAGAGTTTCGCAATCTTCAGTTAAATATAATCTCATCTGTCCCATTAATCTATTAGTTGCTCTTATTCTTTCTCTTATTTCACTTTTCCAAGCATTGTCGATAACTAAAGCTATATCTGCATTTGCAACCGATGTTCTTAATCCCTTAATTAGCGTTTGCTCTGCACTATCTGCAAAACAAATGTCTGGCATTCCATATAAGTTAATTACTTTAAGCACAAAATCTACAAACAAATCACCTAGTTTATTTGGATCTATATCATCTCCAAAATGTCTTTCGCTGGCCAATGCAATAACATCTCTATAATCTCTACTAATTCCTGTTGCAACAAACGCATGTCCAGAACCACTACCACCAAAGTCAACTCCAATAATAATTTGTGATATCTTTTGTTTAGCCTCTGCTCTTGATATTCTATACGCAATCGGCTTATTCGCAAATTGCCTATAACAAAGCCCTTCCGCAATACATCTTTTCCCTAAAATATCTCTTAAATACCATATGCTATTTTTATCGTACTGACTTATTATTTCTTGTTTTCTTAAATCTGAAATATTTATGTTGTCGAATATCGTAAAATGCTGATAGTTATATCCTCCTAACAGTGTTCCATCTTTATGTTTTTTAGCATAGTTATCAATATATTTAGTGTATATATCCGCATTTGGATTGTCCGGGTTCAAATCCCAAAATATTTTTCTTCTTTGCGCTGCTAATTGTCTATTAAATGCTTCTTTTCTAGTATTTTCGTGATGCAAATTGATTTCTGTTGCAATCCACATTCCATAAGAGTTACCACGAATTTTTTTATAACTATCTTCCTTTGCTGCACCTGCAAATATAACTATTTTTTGCCTATTCCTGGTATCTGGTCCTTTGATATATAAACACTCATTACCTTTGTATTTTCCCCAATGACTTTGCCCTCTGAAGATATATTCGAGCCCAAATCCGTTAGCATCTCCTATGTTCAACTTTGCATTCGCACTTGTTGATCCTGTGGCCAAATGTATCTTGTCTGGGGTAGTTTTTAATTCATGAGCAAAAGCATAAACATTATCTACTGTTTTTCCTGCCCTTACTGCTCCCTCTGCGATATTGAAAGTACAATTTTCACATTGTCTTATATATTCTTTATGCTTATCTCCAAAATTAAAAGGAATCGTCTTTTTTCTTTTTACTGTTCTAGCTACCATATAAATCAGCGTCCGTTTCTGAAGTATCTTCAATTTCGTCTCCTTCTTGACCTTGTAGTTCTAATTCCAATCGTTTTTGCTCTATCTTCAGTTTTTCTTTTTCTATCTTCAATTTTGCATCGTCTAGTCCAAGTTTGCCTAGACTCTCGATACACCTTCTTTTTGACTCTTGTACTCTTGTTAATGCTTCTTCTATTCTTTGAATCATCGTTACTGTATCTTCAGCATGAGTCATTGTAGACACAGAATTCTGATAACTCGTTTTTGAAATTGCTGAAATTGTCATATCCCTATTTTTATCTTGAAGTGTCTTTATTCTGTTTAGCATTCTACATTCTCTAATAGTTAAAACCTTTAGTTCCTCCTGCAAGGCTTTCTTTTTGTTTTTTATCGCATAATTATCAAATATTTTCTGTTCTTCAGACGAAAAAACACCAGAGAATATATTTTCATACTCTCCGGTAGTTACTGCTCGTTTATTACCTTTTTCCGCTCCTGGTCCACCTTTATTTCCTACTGCGTTTTTATTATCTTTCATTGCTTTGCTACGGTTACTTTTTCTTTTCCAGTTATTTTTTTGTATTAGCTGAATCAATTGTGAGTTTGTGATATTATTTTTATCTTGAATGTCTTTATATTTCATTCCTGCTGTATAATCATTCTTTATATTTTCTATCTCTTTTTCGGTCAAATCATATCACCCACCTCCACTATATCTCTAGTGTCGCTTTCTCTCCTGTTAAGGCTTCCCATCTCTTAACTATTACATCACAGTATTTAAGATCTAATTCCATTGTATAACAAGTCCTGTTTAATTGCTCACAAGCTATTAAGGTGCTACCACTTCCTCCGAATAAATCTAATACTATGTTATCTATTTTACTGCTGTTTTTTATAAATCTTGCTAGTAGGCTAAGAGGCTTCATTGTGGGATGTTCTTCGCTTGAAGTAGGCTTATCCTCGTGTATAACAGTAGTACTAACTTTATCTTCGTGCAACTCCTCTAATAATTTTACTAACTCTTCTTTTTTCATTTTCTTAAAGTTAGGTCTTGCATCTTCTAGCACCGTAGCTTGACTTCTATCGTTAGTAAAATAATGTGCTGCTCCCTCTTTCCATCCGATATAAGCAAGGTTCATGTTGCCACTGATAGTCTTGTCGTCCCATTACAAAAGTATTTTTTACCCATACAAGACATTGAGTTAATTTGAAGCCAACTGATTTGAAAGCATTTCTAAAATTCAAACCTTCTGTGTCTGCATGAAATACATAAATAGGAGCTCCTGCTTTTGCTACCTCATACATATTCCTAAACGAATCTAGCAGAAAATTATAAAATTTAGTTTGGTCCATATTGTCATTTTTTATCTTTCCTGCTGTTCCTTCATAGTTTACATTGTAAGGTGGGTCTGTAAGGATCATGTCTGCGTTTTGTTTATTCATAAGACGCATAACATCTTCTTTTTGCGTGCTATCTCCACACATTAGCCTATGTCTACCTAACATCCAAATAACTCCTGGTTTACTTACTGGTTCTTCTATTTCTTCTAATGCTTTATCTATATCAAAACCATCTTCTGTCGCTTCTAAGGCATCGTTAAATATATCGTTTAGTTCCTCTGGACTAAAACCAGTTATATCCATATCAAATTCCGCTTCTTTTAGTTCTGCAAGTAATTCTTGTAGTTTATCGTTATCCCATTCTCCAGATATTTTATTAAGTGCTAAATTAAGTGCTTTCTCTTGAGTTTTATTCAGATTTACGACATTGCAAGCTACTTTTTTATGTCCTTTATTTTCTAAAATCGTTAAGTTCTGTTGCCCTCCTATAACTGTCATATCATAATTTACAACAATCGGTAATACATGACCAAATTCATTTATACTTTTTTCTAATTTTTTATATTCTTCGTCTTCTGGTCTTAGTTTTTTTCTTGGATTGTATTCTGCTCTTTTTAGCTTGCTTATTTCTATTATTTGAATATTCATTATGAGTTTCTTCCTCCTTAAAGCACTTTGATTTGTTTTTGCAATTCTTGCATTCTCTTACCATACAATTGGCTAAATTCATTTGTTTATATTCCTTTTATCTATTATTTTATAAAATATGGCCTAGCTAGAATTGGCCTGAAGAGATTACCGAGAATAAAGGAGTGCAACTTATCTAGCTTCATTGCAAGTGTTTATTATGGCTGTAAACACTATGTAAAACATACAAGTATGTTCTACATACTATTTGCAAACAAAAAGAGATTCCCTGAACAAGAGAATCTCTTAGAAATTTACCTAATTTTTTAGGAATTTTTATTAAATTAAAATTATATCACGATATCATTATAATATTTATAATCGGTAGTGTCAAGGTAATCTTTTGGCAACGATTTTTACCTAATTTTTAGCCCATCTATACCGAAAAAATAATACCGAAAGTTCTTTAATTGCAAGGGTTTTAGTGTTCCTTATAGTCTTACTATTGCAGTGTAAAAAACCGGCAATGTTTTCTTGGGTCATTTTATTTTCAGCAAGATATAAAAGTTCAATTACTTTATATCTTCTCTGGATGTCCTCTCTGTCTGAATTTTCGCATTTATATTTATAATATTCTAGAAAAGTATCTATATGCTTCAGTATGATACTTGTCTTATTTTTCGATTTTATTATTGTGTTAATTTGTGTTGTTGAAATCTCTTCATCCATATCCAAATCTAATTCATCAAATAGTTCTTTCTGTGTAAGTTGTTTTTCTGTATAAATAGAATTCTCTGCGTGTTTCTTAAAGTTTGCGTAATTATGTAATAATAGTTCTGTATTTCTAAATCTCGTGTCTGCTTTATGTTTTTTCTTTTCTTCTTTTCTTGTTTCAATTTCTAGTAGTGCCTTCTTTACTCCTTCATTTACTCCTGCAGTAACGCAATTTTGAATTACGCTATATAGCTGAGGATCTACCTCCACTCTTTTGTTTTTATCGCTCATAAAAAGCACCTCTTTCTCACTTTTTTATAAAGCCATGTAATTTATCAACATTCCTTCTAATCTTTTGATTTGTTTATTTTTTATTCGTTTTTTCTTTGTATTTCTGAATATATATAGGCATTTACATGCTTTCTTATTGTCTATCATTTTTGAAAAGGCAATTACCATTCTTCTGATTATTGGTACTACTACCTTCGCTATTTCTTTAACAGCTTTCAATATAACCGCTTTTAATTCTTCCCATGCTTGTAGCATTTTTTGAGTTTCTTCTTCTGTCATAGGGTTTTATTCCTCCTTTGGCTTATTCTCTTCTATTGCTGCATCTTCTTTGAACATACCATATGGCTGTTCTACTGACATACAAACTGGTGGATGTTTTAATCCAATTACAGTTAGCCATACTTTCCCTGTCTTTTCAAATTCCTTTTTTTCTTCTTCAGACATTTCCCAACACGATACAATACAATTGTCCTTTGTTTGTATTACTGGTAATTCCCCGCATCCTGGTGCTCTCATTTTCGCATTAGCATCTTCAAAATTTACTGGTTTCATATTAGTTTTCCTCCTTTATAACTTTTATTTCCTCTGGTTTAACCTTAGATAATCTTATTTGAGCATCCTCATTAGTTTGTAATTGTACTAAATATGACTTTACTCCATACATCTCCATATTTAGAATATAACCTTTATACCCTCTAATCTCTACTTCCATGTTAATCCTCCTTAATTTTCAATACTTTCCTCCAAAAATTGCACATATTATCGAAAAAAGTACTAACTCCTTCACAAATTGGCTCTACCAAATATGTAATGAATTCAAACATAGATCCCATAAGTTTTATGATTAGATACAGTGGTGTCAATGCAATAACTACTATTGCGATTATTAACTTTTTCATCTTACTTTGTCCTCCAATTCATTCTGCATTTTTTCATTCGAACACCAATATTCTCCATTTATCCTTCTTACTATCTGGCATAAATCTTCATTGTTTGCTTTATTTAGACAGTGGTTGCAAACTTTCTCAACATATTCTTTTGCATTCACTACATCATATCGCTTCCCAAGTTTTTCAAAATATTCTTTTGCATTTGTAAAATTTCCAATATCAGCTTCACATGATTTTAGTATTCGTTCTTTACCTATTTCGCTCCAGTGTCTTCTTTCTATGTGTATACCATCGTCTTTTTTTATGCTTCCATCTTTATATTCCTTCGGTGTACATTGTGAACACAGAAGATGTGTATTGGCATACTTATCTTTGAAAAGATTTAACTTTCCCTTTACCGCCCAATAATTTCCTCCACAAGCACTGTTTTCTATATATCCACATTTTTCACATATGTATGATGGCATTAGTTTCCCTCCTTTCTACACCTATTCTTTTCTCTATCCCATGCTGCACACTCTTCTTTGCAGCATTCTCCAAAGTTTTGATTTTCTATGAGTAAATGATTTTCTCCTACGACTATCCCATCCATGTTATGTACTGCTCTCCTAATATTTTTTTGAATTATTTTATATTGTTCAGGGCACTTCATAGCTTGTCCTCACTTTCTCTCATCATATTGAATTTTCCCATCACATTAGTGCTATACCCTTTGCCATAATCTCTTCCGCCTACAAGTATTTTGAAATCATGAGTACCTCTAAACATTAAAAATATTTCTATTCCAAATCGAGTTCTTTGTCTTAGCTCCAACATGTATTCTTCATGCATTTTTTTGGCTTCATTTCTTTGATATCCTCTCGACATCACTAATTTTATAAATCTCTTTCGAGTTATAGGATTGAAATTTATTGGTATTACTAGGTCTACTTTTGTTTCTCGTTCTGGAACTAAATAGTTATGTATTAATCCATCTGGAGCAATTCGAGGGATATTAGGAATTGATAGATTCTGAGGAATTGGAGGAAGTTTTAGAACTCTTCTTCCAATCTCTACAGTTGTTTCATCCTCGAGGTATAGTTTTAACTTTTCCCATAGTCTCACTTGTATTCTCCTTTCAAAGGTTTGTCTGGTATTCAAAAACAATTTTTTCAACATGATGTTGTGCTTCATCTGGCTTTATCTTAACTCCATTTTTGAGTTGGCTTGTTGCATAAATCTTTGCTATTTGTTGGACCGTTTTTCCTCTCTTCCACTCGTTAATTATCTCTTCTTTAGACATTTACTATGCTCCTTTCTTTTGTGTTATTCTTTCTCTTTGCAATATTTCTCTTTGCCATTTGTTTAGAAATTCATCTTGTTTTTTAGATGTTATTTCATTGTTTTTTGTCCTTTTTTGAATGACTCTATTGTTTTTGACCTCTACTGTAACTAATGATTTTGTAGGTTCGTTTGTTTTTCTCATGAAATATATATCACAGTTTCCTTTTGAGTATATTTCTGAGTAAGTTCTCACGCAATTGTTTTGTTGATTACTTTCATCAATCAATGCTTCTATGCTATCTGCTGGAAACACAATAAACTCTTTATTCTTAAATATATATTTTGATAATTCTTCCGCTCTTTTCTTTATTTTTCTTGTTGTTTCTTCTTCTTTGATTTGTTTTAATTGCTTCTCATATTGATTGTGCATTGTTTTTAATTTATCTGGAAATAAGTATTTTTTGTTTTTCAAATCCAATCCTAATTCTTTGGCAAACCCTAAATAATCTCTGTATAGATGAGCATCTGATAAATGCTTTTTTCTAAAGTATTTTATAAAATTATCGATAGAAGTATATTCTTGTATTTCCTGTAATACATATTTATGTTTCATTAAAAATCTCAATGTTCTAATATTTTTTGTTGGATATAACTTAAGCATCTTTAATTCTGAATAATCTAAATTGTGTTTTTTTATGAACTCGTAATAATCTTTGCTCACCCCAAATATCTTCATAAAACTTCCCGTTTTGCTAAAATATTCTGCGTCTTCCGCTAGATTATATAATTTTAATTCTATTAACATTTCAAAACTATTGCATTTTGCTGCATATATCCAATCCTTTATATTATAGTTTTGTTTTGTATTGTCTGGAAAAGCCTCCCATAATCTTGAGTTTTCATATCGAGTATCTTTTAATGTTTCTTTCAGATTACCTGTATATATATATCCATGTGGTACTGCTTCGTACCAACCAGTACCTGTGTATACTCTCCATTTACCGTCATCTGGTCTGTAATGATTCACTCTCCATGATCCCATCGTTGGAGATATTCTTTCATTCCTTAATTCTCTATATCCGTCATTTACTAGCATTCTTACATATTCTACTGTTGAATGTTCGAACTCTAATTTACTCGGATTATATGTTGAAGATATCTGAAATAGCCTTAGTATGAGTTGTACTTGCTCTAATTTTCTGTATTCTGGAATAATAACCTTTTCTAATAGCATTATATTGTCATTTATCTCATAATTTCTGATACGATTACTTCTCACTTCGTATGTGTATTTACATATAGGACATTTGGTATCTGTTCCTATTTTCAAATCTCTTTTACTCTTAAAGTGTTGTTGGCAACTTGTGCAAAAGTATGTATCTTTATATTTCAGAATGAGGTTGCGATTTTTTTCAATGTCATATAAAAAGTCATTCCAATCACTTGGCAAGTATCTACTATCAATTTCGTCCATCATTCTTTGAATGTATTGTGGCATATATCCCATTGATACTACCTCCTACGACTTCAAATATGACTTGTCCATAAATTCTTTGTATGTAATATCCCTTCCCTGATATCGCATAACAATGTCGTCATTTTTGTGTTTTGGTGCTTCGTCTGCTTTCTTCTCTTCTTTTGGTTGTTCTGCTTTAGTTTCTTTCTTCTTGCTCTCTTTCTTTTTTGATGCTACTAT